TCCATAGGAATGAACAAAGAATAGAGTCCCGAACGAGTCTGTCCATTCGCATTTCTTTTTGTGACATCTGAGTCATAGTATAATTTTTTAAAATTATCACCACCTTTATCTAATGCATTACAAGTTGAGCCCATCATACATTTACCAATAATTCTACTACCTAATCGTAACGTGGTTTTCGTAACCCTCCAGTTGTTGAGGATGTTGTTCGGCTTCTCCCACTTACCGGACTCGTCATGAACGAGGAGTTTGAGTTTCTCCCCATCGTAGGAGTTGTCACCGGTATTTTTCCAATCGATGGTCGTGTCGAGACCCTGTAGTTCGGGTGCGGTTTCGTTGGCGGTAAGTTTACGACGGGTGAACTTACTTGCGGGGACACGGTAGGCGAGTTCTGTCTTGGGCCTGTCCATACCGTCCTGTATCGGCTTGAAAAAGAAGGGGTAATTAACTGATATGGGTACCACCTTATCTGTGAACATGGTCTTAGCATCAGGTCCAGACTTGGATAATATACCGTACCTAGAGTCACTTGATATGGTTGCCAGGTTAACCACCTCTCCTGAGGCCATGAAAGAAAACCCGGAACGCCTGTTCTTAAGGTAACACATCCCATAGGAGCGTGAATCTGCTTTACAAGCTTCCCAGAAAATGAAGAATAATCTATTTGACTCCCGAAAGTCTGGTTTCCCGACGTCAATCTTAGACCACTGCAAGTACATATAATGAGTGCCAGTAATGTAAGTAGGATTGCCTTTGTTATAAAACCAAAAACCTTCTTCTCTACGAGCAAATTCTTTATCAATGTAATCATACCATGTTTCTTTAAAATCTAACGGATATTCTTCCCAGTCAAATATCGTTTTAATTCTTTTTAATTCTTTTGGTAAAGGTTTATATTCAAATTTATCTGATTCAAATTTATAAACTTCTTTTGCTTTTGGTAAAGCTATTTTTAAATTTTGTATTTCTACAACTTGATCTATTTCACCTGTCTTAGATATAATTACAATATCGTGTTCTATATTGTAACCATATTCCCATTTTTTATATTTATTATTTTTTTTGAGAATTTTAGGTTTAATATAATTATCTAATACTTTATATAAACTTTGTTGATACATTATTTTGATCTCCCTTCTGCAAAGCCTTTAAATTCTTTTGGTTTTTTAGTCTCTTGTTCTACTTTACCTTCAATAATATTTTCTTCTTCATTTATTTTAGATAATATTTCAAACGCATCAAATATTGCTAATTTTTTAGTAGCTGCTGCATTTTTTAATCTATCAGCAGATATATCAGGACCAAAATCAATAATAGGTTCTTTAGCGACTTTAATTAGCTCATCAACAGCTATGTGCCCAGCTTGGATTATATTCTTCTTTATTTTCTTTATGTCCATAATTAATTACAATATCATTTGATTTCATACAATAAAGACGCTCATCATCTATAAAAAACTCCCATTCAGCGCCAGGTTTAAACCCAATCATGTCACCTGGGTTAATATTAGATGCTTCTAGTTTATTATTACCTATTTTTAATATACCAACATAAGGTTGTTCTTTTCTGTTCTTTATATTGTCAGAATTTTTTATTGGTTTTATAAAGCATCTATCACCAAAACTTTGCCATTCACCTTTATTTTTATATAAATATATTTGATCTGGTGCTGCAAAATATAAATCATTTTTAAAATAAGAACGACTATTAGTTTGTTTACCTTGCATATTGTAAAATCTTCTAAATATATTTTGGTGTACTACTATTATATCGCCTTTTTTTATATTACTAGTAATAGCCAACGGTGTAGATATAACTTTAGCAAATCTATTAACAAACTTCCAAGATTCAATTTTAGTATTTAAAATTAATTCTTTTTCACCTATTTTTTTACTATTATTATATCTACCTTCTCCGATAGGCTTTACTATAAAATCGTATAAGCTATTCATTAATATTCTAAATCATATTCAATTGATATAGCCATGTTAGAATTAAATTTTTTCCATGGTAATACCTCTTTGTTTTTCTTTATATGAATATTATATGAATTATCTTTTTCATCTAATAAGATGTGAGATATTTCATGACCACCATAAACTTGTTGACCTATAGAATAATGCATTGCATCATTTTTATAATCTGAGCCTATACTGATTTTTCTTATTACATTATTCATCTTTCGTTATTTCAGTATACGTACCGTCTTCTAAGTTTATATTAATTGATCCGTATTTATCTTCTAATACTTTTTTGTATTTTTCTTGATCTTGATTAACACCAGCTAAATCATGTAAAGCTGCGTGTTTTTGACTTTCAAGATATCCAATATCAGTTGTGAGTTTATAAAGTTTGTTTTGAAAATCTACAACTTTTTCTAACTCTTCTTTTGTTATTTTATTTTCTGCCATTTTATTTAATTTAATTTGTCATTAACCAATACTTTCTATAAACAGTAACATGTGTTGATTTTCCTTCAAAAGTACAATGTAACTCACCATCTATAAAAGTGTAAGTAACAAATGTTTCAAATTTATTAGTAGGATTATATAATCGAGTTTTTATATAATCTTTACCTTCTTCTATTACAGTTTCTTCTAATGTTTGATTTTCTGCAAAAGAAAAATTAACTAATTCATAACCTGTTTTTTCATTATGTAATATTACAACATAATAACTTGTCTCTGAACTAGACCACGCTCCTCTTAATAAGTCACTTAATTCGTGACTCTGTATAGTTATACTAAATAGCATAGCTATACATAATAATAATTTTTTCATAATATTTAATTTAATTTAATTTCTAAGTGTATAATTACTTATTATTATAACTTTTTACCTTTAAACACACTTGTTGCTTTTTCTGTCGTTCGTCCGCCGAAATAGGCTAAGATTACGGACATCATAACCTTCTCAAAAGTATCATTCCAAGTTTCATGTATAGTAAAAGGTATACTTTCTACACTATCTAATATACCTGCAAAAGAAAATACAACAATACACCATATAAGAACTAAAGGACGTACATTTTTAGACATCCAAGAATCTGACATAGAATCTGCTTTCCATCTAGAAGTTATTGATTCTATTTCTTTATTCTGTTGTTCATATATTAATTGTTGTAATTTAATCTTATCATCTAAAGAAACATCTGATTTAGTTATTTCAGCTATTGCTTCTTTAGGAGATGTTACACCTTGTAATACGTTTCCTAATGTAGGATTTATTACAGCTGCAGCACCAAATAATAATTTACCGACTGTTGTATCTTTAAATTGTTTTGACATTATTTTATTCTATATTTTTCATAGTCTCCTAAATCTTGACCACTTCTTTCGTCATTTATTAAATCTCTAGCCCATTCCCATTGATCTCCAAATGCTTCTTTTAATTTATCTTCTTGATCTTGTCTTTTTAAATAATTAACAAAATCTGCGTCATTTTCAAAATTCCTTCTTGCATCTACATCTTCTGTATTATACTCATCTTCAAATCTTCTTCTATCATTTAATATTCTTGCAATAATAGCTGGATCTGATTCATTTATTATCATTTTATCATATCCACTTCTCAGTGTAGGGTTTATAAATACATTTCTTGCTTGATATTTCTCAGAAAACATTGGATCATTTTTTGCTGATACAATTTCTGGAGATTCAGTAACTTTTTTTAAAGGATTATTTTTTTGTATATAAGCCATTATTAATATTTTTCAAAAGGATCTGTTTTCTTATAAGCTTCTGCTTCCCAAGGTAGATTATTAGCACCTTCATTCATATCATCACGAGAATATTTTTTACCTTTCCAATACACAAAGTTTTCATCATAATCAAGATCACCTCGTTTCATTTGATCTATATGAACTTTTTCATGTTCTATTACACTTTGTCTTTCTTCTGGATCAGTTATTTTATCTGATACTAATATCGTGCCATTATTATTTGCTTTACCTAAAACTCCTTCTTCAAGATCGGTAGCATATATAGGAGTATTATCACCTTGAAATGGAGGGTTTATTTTAAAACCGTTACCTAATCTTATTTTCATTGTTTGTAAGGAAATTTTTTATTTAAGTATTCTTGTCTTTGTTGACAACCACAGGGTTTATTAAGGCTGTTAGCCATTTTATTGACTACAGCCTTAATTCCTGTTTTTTTTGTGAAGTTGGCTATACTATCGCCTAAACCTCTAGGTTTCATATTTAGCTAATTAGAATATCTTTCCAATATACTTTTAATGCTGGATCATATTTTGCGTTTGCATCATCAGTATCTAATGGTAAGATAACACTTGCTTTCATACCACCTGGATTAGCAGTAATAGCTCTGTTAACAGCTTTTTTCATTTGTGCTAAATAAGTACTTGCAGTTGGAATATTTCCAGCTTGTTGTGGGTCACCCGCTGGTACTGTACCTGCAGGACTTAATCCACATGTTACTCTACAACTTGTTGCACCAGCTAAACCGTCTAACTGAAGAACAACATTGTATTCATTACCTGCGCCAGCTTCTGCTTTTACACTTACAATGCTATCCACAGCCACCAAGTTATCTCCATCTAATGAAGCATCAGCAGCAGGTCCTGCAGTGATGTCAATTCCACCTACTATGTTAAAGTTAATAAATTTTGCCATGTTTTTTAATTTTTAATGTTAATATATATATTTATAAGTTTCTTTGGTTTTATACAGATCCATGACTGTTTTACTATTAGGACTCTTCTTCATCAGGATCTTCTTCATCAGGTTGAAATACTTTCATAAACTCGTCCCAACTTTTATTGCTGTTAGTTCCATATTGACCAGCATTTCTCCAATCACTAAACATTTTTAGCATTTCAGGATCAGCGTTATCAAAGGTCATTTCTGATCTTGATACAGCGTCTCCTGCATCACCATAGTCAATACCTAATGCTTCAGAAAAACCTCCGCCTTTACCATCAAGTCCACCTGTTTCTCCTCCAACACCTCCTGCAGCAGCATTAACAAGAGCAGTAAATGCTTTACCTCCAGCTACACCTGCTTTTTGAGCAGCTTTAGCTTCTGCAGCTACAGCATCACTTGTATCATAAGCTGCTTTCCAATCACTTGGTTCAAATGATTTAACACCTTGATCTGCAAATGATGGTTGACCAACTCCAGTTCCTGTGATATAACTAAAAGGTGATCTATTATTAAATCCTATTTTAAAAGATTTATTTTTACCTAAAAAGTTTGTTTTGAATTTACCTATTGTATCCATTATTTATTTGCGTGATACGCGGATAAAACTTTATCTGCAGCAGCTTTTGATGCAAATCCACTTCTCCATACGCCACCTTTTTTATTGTTTAATATTACAAACTCACCTCCTCTTTTCACAACACATCCACTTCCACCTTCTGACTTTGCACATCCTTTTCCTTCCATTTTCATTGGTGAACTAGAACGTCTAGTTATGTTATTTTCTCTTTTATACTTCTCTATAAGTGCACGAGTGTATTCATCTCTTTCATCTTGTTTTTCTTGCAAATCAGATTGATGTTCTTCATTTATAAATCCAGCTTGTGACGTATTACCAAAGTTTTGAAGATCTATTTTGATTTGATTTGCTCTTTCATCATCACCTTTATCTAAAGCTTTTTTTAGATCACGGTTTTTACTGAAAAAATATTTATTAGATTTTACTGAATCAAGTGCTCTAGCATGCTCGTTGTCATAAAAAGGTTCATCATTTCGTTTAGTAAAGTAATCTACTGTTCTTTCATGACCTGAATTAAAAGGTGAATCATACATGTCTTTTGGTGTCATAGCTGAAGTTTTTCCAAATACATTACCACCTCTTTCATCAATCATTCTGTCCATTTCTTCTTGAAGTTTTTCTTGATCAAATTCATTTTTGCCTTTTGATCTTTCATCATTCATCTTTTTAGACTTCATTTCATAATAAATGTCTTGCTCATCACCTTTTGTTTTTCTAGCTATTCTTTTAGCTTGTCTTCTCATGTGAGCATCAGTATGTCTACGCATTGGTGAACAGTGCGAATGAGCTGGTGATTCGTGATCATGTCTATCATTTTCTAAATAATGTAGACGTGCAGATGCTGTAAGATCTTTATTGTATGCTTCTTTAGCATCATATCTTTCGTCTTGTTTTCCTGAAAAACGAGGGTGATTACCGCTATATCCTCTTCCCATAATTTTATTTTGTTATTAGTTTAACAAGCTTATAAGCACTAGCTAATATAGAAGCTATTACTAACCACCCTATTATTGCAATATAATCTCCAAACATTTCAATGTTTAAACTTGGATAATATATTATAAATGCTAGTGCTACTAATGATAAACCTGTTATTGTTAAAAGTTTTTTATACATTTTATTTAATTTAATTTAATTGATTTTATTTAGAATATTCTTTTTTATTTGAATAGATTTCTTTTTTCCTCGTTTAATTTACTTCCTTTGTCTGTTCTTTTAGCAGAATCTTTAAGGCCAAGTATATCGCCTTTTCCAGAGTCATCAAATAAATCAGCCGCGCTAAAAAATGTTTCGCCTCTAGCTGCTTTATCTCTTGAAATATCATAATTTCTTTGCTCATTATGCTTTATATTACGAGAACTTCTAGCTGCTTCTCCTGGATTATCTAAGCCAAGTGATCTATATCTTTCCCAATCTCCTCCTCCTTCATCTGGAAACATCATATCACCTATTTGATAAGCAACATCTTTACCTAATTGTACAGCTGTTCTACCTGCTTTCTTAATATCGTCCCAACTTAATTCTGCTGGAGAATCCTTATGTCCCATGTTAGCTGGTGAACCTTCATAATCTTTTTTACCTGGTTTAGTTTTAGACTTATCACCTTTATTTCCACCTAATACAACTCTGTCATATTTATTAGCTGGTGATCCTTTCTTATCAAACTTTTCTTTTTCATCTTTTGACATAGGTTGTTCACCTGATTTTTCATCCTTTGAACCTTTTTTCATATTTGCTGGAGAACCATATTCTCTTTCACTCTTAGGTTGTTTTTTTCTAGCATTAATTCTACCATCTCCTTTAGCATCACCTTTTTCAATGTCTACTATTGGCATGTCTTTTAACTCTCTTGATTCTTTATTCATTGGTGAATGTGGATGAGAGTGAGATCCTTTATCAGTATCGTAGTTCATAGCTGGTGACTCATGACCTGCTTCCATTGGTGAGTTCATGTACATAGCTGAATCCCTGTGCATACCAGCTTTCTTTTCAGCTTTATGCATTTTCATCGCTGATTTCATCATCGGCAATGGATTGTTTTGTTTATATCCCATAATTTCTAATTTTTGTTTGTTATTTATTTATTTATTTATTTATTTAAACTATCCTTTCAAATGTTATTTCTATTGGTCTGTTTCCTGTTGCAGATGGAAAAGGATTTACACCACCTGAGACAAATTCTACATTAACACTTAATGTGTCTGCCGCACTAAATGTTGATACTAATTCGCCATAAAATATTTTATCGCCTGATAATTCTGTTGATTTTTCATCAATTACATCTGTTACAGTTCCATTTATATTAAATGATACTCTAATTTCAACTTGACTTGTTTGATCAAACCAATGTTGACAAGTTCTTACTTTCCATGTTCCAGCAGCATTAGCACCTAATGTAAATGTTGCTTGTTGACCAGCTGTTCCACCGGCTGCATTAGCACAAGTCCAATTATAATTTGCAACAGTTGCACCAGCTGGTAAATTAGTTGCATTTATTAACGGTGTAGAATCAAATGGTAAATCACTAGGAGTACCATTTGTCCAGTTTGTATAAGCAACTGGATTACCTGCGGTCCATTGAAATAATTGCACAGAATTATAATCTTTTACCCATGCAATTCCTGTACCTGTTGAAGCTAATACTTCACCAAAAGCACCCGTATTAGCAACACCATCTATAATAGTACTTACAAAAGTTGTTGGAGAAGACATACTAATACCTGTTGAACCTGAATCATCTATTACAATATCATCATTTGGACCAATTTTAAAATCTGTTCCTTTTTCATGTAACACAAATTGTTGCCCTTGAGATTGTATTTCAACTGTATCTCCAGCTAAACCAGTAGTGTTTATAAGAAAATCAACTGTAGTTGCTGTTCCATCACCTAATACTAATCTTTCACCATTTATTGTACTGATTGTAGCTCCTGCATTTTGCACGTATATACTATCACCTAATGTAGACGCTGCTGTAAATACTGGTAAAGTATTAATAGTTCCCGTACCGGTAATACCTCCTGATAATGTTAATAAACTAGAAGCTAAATTAGCTGGTGTTATTCTTTTATTAATTAAACCTTGATATCCTACTATATCATCAAAATTTGCTATATCTGCTTCTGCCGTAAATTGTGAAAATTTTATATTTGCCATTTTTTATTTTTTATACTTCTTTAATCATTAGATCAGCTCCGTTTTCAGTCAACATAAAGTCAACTCCATTTTCTAATATTATAAAATTAGTTACTGGGCCTGATCCTGATCCAGGAACGTTAGGTATTGCTAATATAGCATTTGCATTTCCTAATATAGTTGGAGCCATTAGTCTAACGCTAAAATATTAGTTGCAGTTGTTCCTGATGCTAATACTCTTATTACTTGTAAAGGTATAAAAGATGCATTAGCAACATTAACTAATACAGTTTCATCTTGACCAGCTCCTGGAGTTAATACTGTTAAATCACCGGCTGTACCAACAAAAAGACTATATCCATCATACCCGTTTTTTAATGCACCGCCGTTTCCTTTAAATATTTTATAAGCATATGGAGCTGCTGCAACTACTGCAGTTTTTAAAGTTATTTCTTGTTCAGAAACAACTGATAATACTTCATGTATTTCTGTACCTACATAAACAACATCTCCTCCCGCTATAAAGTTAGTTTTAAACAACGCTGTTGCATCTGTTAATGTTGTACCGTTAGTAGAACTATTACCTTCTACTACACTTCCAGGTTGAGGTATATTAATTCCGTCGCTAGGTATTACCCTTATCGCGCTTACTGGTTGATTATTTGCCATGATTATTTATAATTTTTTGCTTTTTGTGTTATTGGACCTGGAGAATAAGGAGTTCCGTCTAATTTTAATTTCATACCATATATACCAGAACTAGATCCTTCGCCATGTAGTCTTCCTATTTGGCTTAATGGACCGTCCCATATATGAGTTTCTCCAACTATTCCACCTCTTTTACCACCCATATCTTTAGTGTGGCCTGGGTCTACTTTATAATGTTTGTGATTCATGATTTATTATTTTTATTTTATAATATGTCTCCAGGTACAAATCCAAATCCTCTCATTCCTGATTCTAGACTTCTTAACCTTTTACGTTTCATTTTTCTACTTTTTGTTGGAAAGTCATTTAAACTTTCTTGTAATCTTTCTGCCGCGCCCATTGCAGCTTGTCTTTGTTCAGGATCACCAAATACACCTTGAGCAGCAGCTTCTGTTTGAACATTAAAACCACCACCTGCGGTTGGTAAAGGTGCATTGCCCATAGCCATACCAGCTGTTAGCATACCTCCTCCTGTTGTTCCTCCAAAACCTCCTTTCCAATTAGCTTGATATCCTAAACTACCGTCAGTAAAGTTTCCTGTTTCGCTTCCAGGTGCTCCTGTAGCTTCTGTAACTGGACCCATCATAGGATTTGCTTCAACTCCATAATCTATATCCGCAGCACTATCTAAACGATTTTGAGTTAAAAATTGACTATTAAAGTCATCAGAAGTCAGTCCTGAACCTTGAGCGTTTCTTCTTTGTATTTCATTCATCATAGCTCGCATAGGTCCTTGAAGCATACTACTAAAAGCTCCTCCTTGATCTACTCGCTGCTGCATCATATCATACTGATCTCTTAGTTGTTGATCACTTAGATTATTATAAGCTCCTGTTGGGGTAATACTACTTGCTATGTTTCCAAACAAGCTTATGTTTAATGGACTATTGCTCATCTATTTTTATCTTTATTTACATTGTATATAGAGGTTTGTAATACTTTATCTATATAACTTTTGCCTTTCATAATAGAGTTTCTACGTTCACTTGTAGGTATATCATCTTCACCTAACATGATACGGTAAATTCTTTGTATTAATTGTTTACCTTTAAAAGAAACTTTATATATATTATATTTTTGAGTTGTTCTGTTTCTATGTCTCCATACTACAACCCAATCATTTTGTATTAGTTTATTCCACCTTCTATTATCCCAACTATATGAATATGTACCTATTTTAAAATCATTAATAGTAAACATATCTATACAGTCTAAATAAATAAGTAATTCTAAATCAGCATCAGTTAAGCCGTTGTTTTTACAAGCCCACTTACGGATAATGCGATAGTGTTTAAGCAGATTAAGATCTTTTAAATCTCCTGCCGATAGCCTTCTCATAAAACAACGACGACGTCTTGCGCCTTAATAACTTGATAAGTATTGTTATTTATTTCAATAGAATGTCCAGCGTGTCTATCATAAAATATAGTATCACTTTTATTTAAACCTTTTATAGTGTCTCCTATAGAAATTATTTTTGCTTCAATATATCTAATGTCTAATCTATCATTTTTATTTAATAATAAACCTCCTTTAGATTTAGTTAAATTTTCTTCAACTTTTTGTATAATTAAATTATTTCCTACTGCTTTCATCTACACGTACATTATTAATTACACAATCAGTTGACAATATTGTAGTTGCTACAGAAGCCGCGTTTGTTAGTGCACTTTTAGTAACTAACAATGGATCAATAATACCAGCTTTTACCATTTGTACCATATTTCCCGTAACTACATCAATACCATGGCCTTCTACGACTATTGGTATATCATTTTTTATTCCAGCATTATCTAGTATTGTATTAAAAGGATATGATATGGCTTTTAATAAAATTTCTTCACCAATATTATTTGATTTAACATGTTGTGAAGCATTTAATAAAGCTATTCCACCACCTGGAACAATACCTTCTTTTATAGCGGCTTTAGTAGCACATATAGCATCTTCAACTCTATCTTGTTTTTCTTTTAGTTCAATATCTGAGTTTGCACCTACTTTAACAACTGCAACTTTAGCAGATAAACGAGCTAATCTATGTTCATAACCCACAACTTCGTGAGCTTTGAGTTTTTTAGATAATTTGTTTTTAATATCAGAAATTATTTTTTCAACTTCTTCGCTAATACTTTCAACTTGTATTATAGTTTGATCATTGCTAGTTGTTGTTTTTAAACATGTGCCTAAATAATCAACTTCAATTGTATTTAAATCATCACCTAAATCTTCATTTATTATTTGTGAATTTGTAAGTAATGCAATATCTTCTAGTATTTCTTTACGTCTTAAACCAAAAGCTGGTGGATCAACAATATTAACTTTAATATTACCTTTCATTTTATTCATTACAAGTGCTGATAAAACTGTTGGTTCTACATCACCAATAATAAATAATGCTTTATTATTTTTAATAACGTATTCTAATACATTTTGTATTTGTCTAATTGATTCAATTTTAGAATCAAGTATTAATACTAAAGGATTATCTAACTCAGCAGTATTATTTTCTTTATTTGTTACAAAGTTAGGATTTAATAATCCTTTATCATATTCTATACCTTCTACAACTTCAACTTTAGTTTCACCATGTTGTGAAGGTTCCATAATTACTACACCTGTTTTACCTACTGCTATAAATGCTTCAGCAATTAATTCACCAAGTTCATTATCATTATTTGTAGATATAGTAGCAATTTCTTTAATTTTATCTTCAACTGGTACTGATACTTTATTTAAATATTCTATAACTTTATTTGTAGCATATAAAATACCATCTTTTATTTCTCTACTATTTGTTTTATCTATATGTTTATACGCTTCCTTTAATATAGCATGCGCTAATATAGTTGCGGTTGTAGTTCCGTCACCAGCTTCTCTTACTGTTTTACGCGCAGCTTCTTTAAGTAAAGTCGCACCCATGTTTTCTACAGGATTTAAAAGAACAATTGAATCAGCAACTGTAACACCGTCTTTTGTAATAACAGGCTTACCACTTGCATCTTCTAAAATCACACATTTACCGCTAGCTCCTAGTGTGGAGCTAACAGCATTTGTGAGTTTTTGTATTCCTTTAAATACCTGTTCTCTGGCCGTACCACCAAAGTTCAGATTTTTTACTATCATTTAATTTAATTTAATTTGATTATTTAAAGGTTTTAACGACTTTAGGACCTTTTAAGAAATCTACTTTCTTAGCATAGTGTTCTACTGAGCCATCAATAGCTTGCTCTGCTCCTTCAATAGTTTCACGTCTTGTAACGTCGTGCCAAGTCTCATCATTTGGATCTTGGTATTCAGTTTGATAAAAACCGTTAGGTAATTGGGTTATCCTCCAGTTTTTCTTTTCTGCGAGGTGTTTCCAAAGGTTAATGGTTTCTTCTGAAATTTGTGGTTGACTATTCCACGATCTAGTCTGGTAATAAAACGTCATAGTTTTTGGTTTTAAGTTTATATTTGGTTTATTGCTCTACCCGAGCAGGGTATATTATTTTAAGTATGAAAAACCACTCCATAAAACTGGTAATCCACTAGGTATATCTGTACCTATACAATCTACAAAATTTGATGGATTTTCTATTGCTTTTGTAACAGCATCTATACCGCTTGCAAAACTAACAGTTTCTCTTTGAGGAAATGCTGTATATGGTAACAACTGCGCATCAAAATAATTAACATCATTAGCCACATCATAAGATTCAGTATAAAAAACTAGTGATTTTTCAGCTCCTGGGTTAAAAGGAGCTCTTCCACCGTCTTTTATTAATACTATATGATCTAAATTAATTCCTTGAGATAAACCGCCGGGTGCTCCTGGTATAAAACCTCCACCTGATAATTGATCTGTTTTAAATGTTACGTATTTCATATTTTTAACTTGTATAAAATATATTTGCTATTTCAGTTCCTACTGGTAGAAAAGGAGTAAGATTTATTACTATATTAGGTTGTTGAGGGCTTGATTTCATTGCATTGACAATACAAGACATTAAATTATCTTCTGGTGTTTCTTGCGCAAAAGGTACGCTACACACTATTTCAATAACTGATAAGGTTCCTTGCCCCTCTGGATAATTACCTTCATAAGCTATTTGTACTGTAGAAGCTCCAGTATTGTATACTGAAGTTATTTTATCTAAATTTAAAAGATAAGTTCTTAAATCTATATTGGCGTTACCGTCTATTCTTAAAAATCTTGCCATATTTGTATTATTACTTGTTTTTCTTTATTTTTACACTATTTTATTAAAGCTAATTTCAATAGGTCGGTTATTTAAATCTGATGGGAAAGGTGATGAACCAGTTCCATTAGCAAAAATTACTCTAACTTTTAATACGTCTCCAGCACTAAAATCTCTAAATAAATAACCGTTATATATTCTATCTCCAGCTCCATCATTTACTCTTTGATCAATAACATCAACTACAGTACCGTTAATAGTAAATGATATATTTACTTCTAAAAATTGATTTTGATCAAACCAGTGTTGGCATGTTTTAACTTCCCATACACCTGCTCCATCTGCTCCTAATGTAAATTCAGCTTCTACTGGTGTTGGTGATGGAGGTTGAACTGCAGCAACATTTACACATGTCCAAGCAAAATCAGCTGAAGTACCCGAGTAAGTACCGTTTTGTACTAGAGGGGTAGGATCAAAAGGTAAAAAAGCCGCTGGAGCACCAATTGGATAATTTTGATAAGCAGTCGGATTACCCGCAGTCCATTGAAATACTTGTAAAGATTTATAACCAAGAGCATCTACATAATTTTTATTAACAGCATCAGTACCTAGAACTGGCGTGGGAAGATCTGCTATTTTATTACCTTTCATATCTAGTGGTTGAAGAAACTCTGCTCCTCCTCCTTCAAATAAATATTGACTAGCGCCAAAATCAACCGGAAGTTGACTCACAGTTAATTCACCAGTTATATCTATTCTATTTCCACTTTCAGATATAATGCTATCAGCTAGAGTAGTTCCATTTGGATCAAATTTTGGAATTTGATTTAAAGTTCCTCCACCACCAATACCACCAGCTGAAGATTCTTCTATAATTTTACCGTTTGTGTCTACTGCTAAATAAAATGTAGGTGTACCAGTTATAGTTCCTGCACCGTAATCATCTAATGTAACTTCACCACCAACAAGAAAGTTTCCAATACCTGTTCTATTTATATTTACATCACCACTAGCTTCTAATTCTATTTCAGCACCACCGGACGCTCCTCTTGATATTAAAAATCTTGAACCTTGAACAGCACCGTTGTAATACATTCTAACTATACCAGAAGGTAAACCAGATGGATTAATAAACGATATACCATCATTTGGTGTAGTTGCATTATTTATATTTAATCTATAAGGTACATTTATTTCAGAACCTGTATCTTCAATACTAGAATCTTCTATTACACCGCTTCCTACTGGTGCTTTCCATTTAGTAAGTCTATTAGTTGTTCCACTTCCTGTTACTGGATTTGCTGGCACAACTGCACCAAGATATTGTCTTAAATTATTTATAGTTAAAGATTTTGTAGGATTACCTTCAACTGTCATTTGACTTAGTAATAATCTATCTGATGGTTGAACCTCGTTACTATTAAGTGAAGGATATGAAAATACTATTGCCATGTTATATTGATTTAAATAAGAATGAAAGACTTAATTCACCAGTTTGTGGACTAATAGCTGTTGATGAACTCGTTGTTCCTACTACTGCTAGTTGATCACCAGCATTAAATTTTAAGGGTAAAAGTGGATTTGGTGTATATGGTGGGACAGGTGATCCTGCCTCTGCCACTATACCATTAGCGTAGCCCGAAAATCCTGCTCCAATTCTAAATAAAAAGGTGTCCGATCCAAAGTTAGCAAAAATAGGAGCTACACCATTTGGTATTATACCTATGGTAACACTGTATTGGTTGACTGGATCTATATTTAAAGGGACGTCACTTATCCAAGTATATGCAACTGATATTAATTCTACAGCAGTTGGTAGTTTTATTGTGGGCATTACGTCCACGCCAATAGGAATAGGATCAATTGAATTCCACTTCATGTAATCGTTATAAGGTGATACAGGGTTTGAACCTATGTTTAATATTATTCCATTAACTATATATCTTCCAACTAAGTCTCTAATTGAATCAATTGTAAAATTTTTTGTAGGGTTTACTTGTGACCCATTAACACCTGATTGCGTACCGATTATAAAATCTTCGTTTTTTGCAATTGCTGTTGGGTATGTTGAAATTATTGCCATATATTTTTTATTTATTTCGTATAGTTATATACTTACACAAAAATAGGTAAATTTACTTTTTTGTCTGTAATATAGATAATCTATTATATAATACCTTACTCCTATCTAGATATTATACGTAGTATAATATCATTAAGGGGGAGAGATATTGGGTACCTGATCTAGAAATGTACTGGTACCTGCATTAAAATTAAAAAGCTTGTCACAAATAGAGAGCCGTAGCGTCCCCCCTAGCTTTTTTTTTGTCATTTTGTCACAAAAACTCATTTTTTTTACAATACCGGCACTATTTTTACTGACATTTTGTCATATATATACAACTTTTTTATACATTACTAAAATACTTTTTAAGTTTTTCTAGAACGAAAGTTAATACGAGTTATTAATGATAATATAATAAATTAATAATCACTATGACATACGACAAATTACAATCAATATTACCAAATGACGAAATACATTACATTTCTGACTCAACTCAATTCTTCATTGACAATAAAATAAAATCTAAACAATTTAAAAATAATACTTTTATTCTCTTTGAATATACCATTGACTATATTGATTTCACTATTGAACAATTAAACAAACATAATATACCATATTCTATTTATACTGACGAAATTGACTTACAATATATTATAATATAGTATGACATTATGACACATAGCGCAATGACACTATGACATATTTAAACTATAAACAAATATACACTTTCGAACGTTAATACTAATGACAATTGATAATATAATAAAATACTAATACTAATAATAACTAAATTTAAAATTATGACAAACACTATTAATTCAAAAAGATTTGTTATTCGCAAATCTCTAATCGGCAAAGACACAACTATTAATGTTGAATTCAAAAATGGCAAATCATGCACTTACAATCATGACGAAGTGTATAACATTATGAAGTCTACACTTGACAAACTACCTTGCTTTATCAAGTACAACTCATACACTAGTTCAACTAATGTACCTGTGTCTGTAAGAGGTGTTGTTGAAGTAAAGTAAACAACACACTACAATTATACTCTTGGAGCAGAGGTGGGTTTCGATTACTCACAGTATAACTAATACTTAAATATAATAACTATGCAATTTACTGATTATGACGCAGATAAAATCGCTGCAAAACTAAAACAAGTTGAAGACTTTGAAGCTAAATATGGTGAGAACGATATGAGCAAGAGTTGGAAGAAGTGGTGTAACTCCCACGAATATAGAAGACGTGAATGGCTGTGGAGACAAAATCTCGCTA